CTGGCCAGCCAGATGATGTGGGAGCGCCAGAATTTCATTGGAGAGCAAGATGACAGAAAAACTGATTGACCCCCAGGCGGCGGTGGACTTCATGATCGCCAAGTCCAGGGCCTATGCCCAGGCTGAAGGCAACAAGACCTACATGGAAGAGTTGCGCAAGACCATCAAGGCCGAGCAGATGATTGAGGCCGAGACGCTTGGCCACAAGACCGCCGCCATGCAGGAGAGGGAGGCGTATGCCAGCCACCCTTACAAACAGCATTTGCTGGCCCTCCAGCATGCCGTAGAGGTGCGCGAGGAGCTACGGTGGATGCTGATAGCTGCCCAGGCGAGGATAGAGGTGTGGCGCTCACAGGAAGCCAGCAACCGAGCCGAAGGCAAGGCCACGCTGTGATTCACTACCACGGACTTCCAATCACGCCAGCAACGGCAGCGGCCAAGGCTGTTGAGGCTGGTCACGCTTTTGTGTCTTTCGCCCATTCTGATCAACTTGGCGTTGCAATAGACGTGTGCCAGTCTTTTGCCATCGACAACGGGGCGTTCTCAGCCTGGAAAAGTGGCAAGCCAGTGACAGACTGGTCTGCCTTTTACGACTGGGCTTTGAATGTAAAAAAAGTGCCAGCCTGCGACTTCGCTGTCATCCCAGATGTGATCGACGGGACTGAGGAGGACAACGATGCCCACCTTCGGGACTGTCCTCTGCCCTTTTGGTTTGGAGCGCCCGTGTGGCATATGCACGAATCACTGGAGCGGCTGGAGCAACTTGCAAACACTTACGTCAGGGTTTGTTTTGGAAGCTCTGGCGAGTACGCAGCCGTGGGGACTACGTCATGGTGGTCACGCATGGGCCAAGCGATGAGGGTGATCTGCGATGACATGGGCCGACCTATTTGCAAGTTGCATGGCCTTCGGATGCTTGACCCGGAGGTCTTTACGAAGTTGCCATTCTCATCTGCTGACAGCACCAACATTGGACGCAATGTCGGCATAGACAAAAACTGGCGAGTCGGCAACTACCAACCGCCCACAAAAGAGATGAGGGCGCAAGTCATGCGAAGTCGCATTGAGGCCCACAACGCCCCTGCTGTTTGGGGTTTTCATCAGGTAGAGCAAGGCACACTTTTATGAACAAGTACAAAGTCAAATTTCAGGCTACATGCCCAGCGAACGGAGACGCGATTGACTATTCGCTGCAAATTTCAATTGATCGAATGATCAGGGTTGAGGCAATTCTTGAGGCGGTGAACGGGTTTGGATCTGGGTTCCACGAGGACATTGCAGATGTGCTGTACAAGAAATTCGGCGGAAGGCAGCTCATGGTTGCTGTCCACGGTGGCGTGATCATTGAGACAGAGAGAGGCGCATGACCACCGCAGCCGAGCGCAAGCACATGAATCGGGTGGCCGAGCTTGGCTGCGCTGTATGCCGGAGGATGGGGTATGAGGGGACGCCCGCCGAACTCCATCATCCAAGGGCCGGTACGGGGGGTGGGAGACGCGCCAGCCACTTTGATGTCATCCCACTATGTCCGGAGCACCACAGAGGCAAGACGGGCCTCCACGGCCTGGGCACGAAGGGCTTTCCCAAGCACTACGGCTTCACTGAAGCGGATCTGCTGGAGGACGTTCGATCCCTATTAGGGTTTGTCCCTACAAAATAATTGGATGAAGTGCTGGTGTCGTTTAATTTGGGGTTACACTATCATCACTGACACAGCAACACCGCACAGTCAGGCAACACAGAAAGACAGCGATGACCACTCTCACTATCACCCACGACGTTGACACCCTCGGCACTCTCTTGGCTCAGATCGCCCTGCTCACCAAACAAGCCGATGCCATCAAGGATGCCATCAAAGACAGCGCCAGCATGGGCGGCGACAAGGTCGTCGAGGGCGACCTCTTCAAGGCTACCTACAGCGAGTCCAACCGCTCGTCGGTTGACTACAAAGCCCTGCTGGCTGAGTTGGGTGCTACCGCCCAGCAGATTGCCACCCACACCAAGACCACCGCTGTGTACACAGTCAAGGTCACCAGCAAGTAAATCAACCGGGGCTTCGGCCCCATCTCTAAACCCAAACGAAAGCGAATCGGATATGTCAAAAGATATTGAAACAACCATCTACACCGAAGACAACGTGCGCATCAGCGTTGACGAGTGGGACAACGGAGGCGTCTGGCTTGGCTTGCAGGCTCGTGGCTCGTCCATGCACTGCACCCTGACCCGCGCTGAAGCAGAGCAGATGCTCAAAAACCTCCAGGCCGTATTGTCAAAAGAGGTGACAGCATGACTGACGCACAGTACATGGACCTGGGTTACAGGTACGAGAAAGCAAAGACAGCGGGGGCGGCGCAAGCCGTTGCCCAGGCCATCAGGAAGGCCGTAGAGGCCGAAAAGGTCGAGGATAGGGCCGAGGCCCGTTACTTCGTGGATCGCGGTCGCCAAGAGGCTCGTATGGAGGTGGCGGCATGACCGACCACATCGTCACTAATGCTAAGACCGGCAAGTTCGTCTGCAATGCCTGCGGGGCCACTGAGGCACCACCGCATATGCCTGCGCCCATCACTGTGATCATTGACGCGATGGATCACTTCATCAGCCAGCATGAGGGCTGTAAGGCCCCTACTGCTGAGACCGTGTCGACAGAGTACATCGCTGGCTTTGAAGCTGGGTGCGACTTTATTGTCAGGGAGATTGAGTTGTGGTCATCAAAGCACCAATATGACGTGATTGCCCTGCTTGCGCATCTTCGGCAGGGTAAGGGTTTGTCCTAAGAAATAAATTGGGCTGGTGGGTTGTATCGTTTAATTTGAGGTTACACTGTCATCACTGCACAGTCGCAGGTAACACAGACAGAAAGCGAATCATGACCCACCCTTTTGAAAAATCTGGACTCGGCAAGGCCCCCTTCTCTTGCACCCATGTGACTGAGAACGTGTTTGCCCTGCCCGACGGCACGACCAAAGCTGGCGGCTGCTGCGACTATTGCGGTACTGGCATCCGCTGGGAGTTCTGGATCAAGGGCAGCGTTGCCGGTGCCAAACAGTTCAAGGTTGGCTGCGACTGCGTGGCCAAGACCGGCTGGGGCATTGCGGGCTTTGAGAAGATCCGCGCTGACCACACCCGTGCCCGCCGTCAAGCCGGTGCTACCGCTCGTCGTGAGGCAAAGCAGGCTCAGGCAGCGGCAGAACGCGCTCAGAAGGCCGCGCAGCGCATCGAGTCTACCCAGGCATGGCGCGATGAGAACAGCGCCGTGGTGGCCCGTCTGACGGCTTATGAGGGCAGCAACGACTTCCTGCGCGACATGGCTGCCAGCGTGGCCAAGTGGGGCAACCTCACAGCCCGCCAGCTTGAGTCAGTCGAGTCCTGCTTTGCTGTGATCGACCGCCTGGAGGCCGCACGCGCCAACAGCCAGCACATCGGCGCTGTGGGCGACAAGGTGACCCTCACCATCACGGTCGAGCGCATCATTGTGCTGGAGACCATTTACGGCACAAACTACATCACTATTGCCCGTGACGAGCAGGGCAACGCCATCACTTACAAAGGCCGCACAGACATCGGCAACAAGGGTGACACCAACACCATCAAGGCTGCCGTCAAGGAGCACACCGTCTACAACGGCGTAAAGCAAACCGTCATCCAGCGCCCTAAGCTGATGGAAGTGGCATAAGGGTTTTTCCTAAAAAATAAATGGCAGGACTGGATTCTGCTGTTTAATTCTAGATTACACTATCTTCACTGCACTTCCGCAGGTAACACAGAAAAGGAAAGCGAAATGTCAATTTTGTACAAAGAGTTCATGGGTCAAGATGGTCAGACCGCGTGCCGTCTGACCCCTATCGGGGCCAGATACCTGACTCAGGACAATCTGGCGTTTTGCGCCAACTGCACGCAGATGCACGATGACGTTGCCCCTGACGCCTACCGTGCCCACTGCGGTGACTGCGGCCAACGCAAGGTGTTTGGTCACCTCCACTTTGACAAGATCAGGTAATGACACAGCAAGAATTTAACAGGCTGGTTGCGCTGGACATCCAGCGTCTGGTGGCCGCAGCCCAGGCCAAGTACGAGGCAGAGCATAAGGAGGATGACGAGTGACTGATCGCGACTTGATGCAGCAGGCGCTGGATGCGCTGCAGATTTGCAAGCCAGAGTATCCAAACACCACGCCATCACGCCGCACATACAACTCTGCCGTAACCGCACTGCGCGAGAGGCTGGCGCAGCCAGAGCAGGAGCCTTTGAATGGCGACAAAGTGAAGCAACTCGTCAGCAAATGCACACATCGTGACCTGAATGGAAACTGGTACGTTGATGGCGTTCAACTTGTTCACGAAACTTGCTTTGCTCTTGACGCCATTAAGCGCACGAGCGCCACCCCACCCGCAGCACAGCCAGCCATGTTTGGCCCGATGGGCACGGTGGGCGATTTGTTTGACAAGCATGTAATTGCAAATGGCAATCTGAAAAAGGAATGGATTGTTTACTTGGAGAAGAACACATGACACAAGACATCATCGCAATGGCGCGGGAGGCAGGGCTTAGGGTTGGCCCATCAAGAGATGGGCCGGACGATGTGTGGGGCGTCGGTGCAAACCTTGAACGTTTCGCCGCCCTTGTCCGTGCTGATGAGCGTGATCGTGCTACGCGTGAGAACGCTTATGTGCTTGCCGAACGTGAGGCGTGTGCGATGGAGTGCATAAAACTTGCACACGGTTGGGCACGCTTAGGCGCTTGGGGCGAGAACAATGAATTTCATGACTGCGCCGCCGCCATCAGAGCAAGGGGGAACAAATGAAAACTAAACAGGAAATCAAAGAAGAAATCATTGAGCTTTATGGGGCTACGCAAGCCTTGGGCGATGCGATGAACATACTTCATGCCCAACGTATGGAGAAAAGCAAACAGATGATGGCGTTGAGCCATATGCTCAACGATATGGGTGGCGAAGACAACCCCAAGGAGAACACATGACTTATGCGCTGATGGTCTGGACGTTTACTGCCTGTCAGGCACACATGTGCGTAACCGACTGGCGGTTTGTAGTGACGTTTGAATCAAAGACTCTGTGTGAGGAAGCAGGCAAGGCTTTGTTTGACGCCAAGAAATACAACTGCGTGAGGACAAAATGAACGATGACATCATCCGCATGGCGCGGGAGGCTGGGGCTGAGTTTGCGGAACTCCCTATGGGTGACGCATGGGTTTTTCCAGAGGAGGGGCAACTTCAACGCTTCGCCGCCCTTGTCCGTGCTGCCGAGCGCAATAAGCTGGTCGCATGGATGATGGCGCAGGACTACGCCACGGGCCACGGTGACACGATGGAGGGCTTGCTTGAGGAGCTTGAGCGTGAGGTTGGCTTTAAACGTGCAGAGCTTTGGCTGAAGCGCATCAATGCGGCTGTGCTTGCCGAGCGTGAGGCGTGTTTGAACTGCTATAGCCCGGACGACACAGCCCAAGACTGGGCAGACAAAATTAGAGCAAGGGGAAACACATGACCCAAGAAATACGTATTCGTGGAGCCATTGAGCCAAAATTTACATTTCTGGCAGGCGAAAGCGTGGAGGTCATGCGCATTCACAAAAACGGCGTTACTGTCAACCCAGAGATGGCCCTTGACGAAGCCGCGCAGCACGTTATCAATACGTTGGATGCCCACATAAAAAACTTGATACAAGCCGAGCGTGAGGCGTGTGCAGATATCGCAGAAAACTGGAACTGCAATGGAGCGCCTCGTGTTGGGGTGGCGGCACAGATCAGAGCAAGGTCGCAAGCATGAAGTCTAAGCACGACCTCGTTCGCAAGGTGCTGCGCGACAACGCAGACGGTTTAACAACAAAGCAGATCACCGTGCAAGTGCAAGTAGAGGCTGACTCACTGAGTCGCATACTTGATGCCATGCCAGATGCCTACATTGACCGTTGGGTGGGGCCAGACCGTGGGCAGTACAGTGCAGTCTGGTGCGTTGTAATTCCTCCAGAAAACTGCCCACACCCGGTTAACTTTGAAGTAAAATAAGACCACGGAAACCATTTGCCTGACGTTAGGAAAATGGTCTGATAAAGCGAATGGAAACCGATTCGGTTCCCAGCAATGGGGCCAACGCGCATGGGGATTGATCGAACAACTTTGAGCTTTGGGTTTGGCAATTGCGCCAATAATTCCTGAACAGTCCCCAGCCGTGTTGGGAAAGCGGATGCTGTGAGGTATCGCAGGTCGGTGACGACCGGATCAACCTGATGCCAGCCTCCAGACGCAGCGAGTACCAACACCTTTGAGGGTAACATTCGCCTCATTTACACGGACGAGGACTACGGTCATGCCAGAAACCGCCGCAAAGCCATCAAAACGAGCTACAGCAGCCCCGAAGCCCAAGACTAAGGCCAAGGGTGCTGCCACACAGGAAAACGTCTCTAAGGCTCCAAAAAAGACAGGCAGACCAAGCAAGTACACGCCAGAGCTTGTCGCAGAGATCTGCCAACGACTCAGTACAGGGGAGCCACTCAGGCAAATATGCAGGGATGAGCACATGCCGCACTGGACGAGGATGTACGGTTGGATGTCGCAAGACCCTGATCTTTCGCTACAGGTCGCACGCGCACGCGAAGCTGGCTATGACGCGATGGCTGAGGAGGCGTTGGAGATTGCCGACACCCCGAGGCTGGGGGCCAAGAAGGTTTTCAGTTCTGGCGCTGAGGATGGTGAGGACAGCATGACGGTGACCGAGGAGGACATGCTTGGCCACCGCAAGCTTCAGATCGAGACCCGGCTCAAGCTGCTGGCCTGTTGGAATCCCAAGAAGTATGGC